GTATTTCTGGAGTAGTATTGGCTGCGGTTGCTTTGAGTGGAGCATATAAAGCATATAAAAATTATTTTTCCAAAGCTGCTAAAGCATGTAAAGGAAAATCTGGTGAAGAAAAAACTGCTTGTATGTTAAATTATGAGGAACGAGCATTATCTTTACAATCAGAAATTTTAGATAAGAGTTTATCCATATCAGATAAATCAACTGATCCGAAAAAATATATATCAAAAATCACAAAAGAAATTAAAAAAATAAAAACAAAGATTATGAAATTAAAGAAAAAGAAGTAACAAACATCCCAAATATTGGGAACATATAAATGATAGTATGTGAAATTATGAGAAATATAGAGAATTAAAATCATCAAAAGACAAGGAGATTGATTACAATGTTTACAACTTTTAATGCAATACTACCAACGTATGAAATTTTGACACCGCAAACCAAACAAACATTTTTAGTAAGAAGTTTAACTGTAGCAGATGAAGAAAAATTGAAAGCTAGTTTGATGAATGAATCAAAAATTCTATCTCATCTAAACAAGTGTATTTTTGATGCAATTGCTGAAAAACCAGAAAAATACACATTCAAAGAATTTCTAGAAACAACTACCATGAGAGATAGGGATGCATTATTGTTTGGATTATATCATATTACATATGATGAAATTAGAAACTATAGTGTATCATGCTCAAAGTGTGGAAATAATCAAGATGTTACTATAAATGCATCTGATACTTTTTCAATCAATCCTTATGACGGAAAAGAAAAAGAAATTCTTGAAAAAAGAATTCCTGTACCTCTAAAATTGTTGAAAGGTGTAACTATCTTCATCAAACAACCAACATTACATGATGAAAATGAATTGATGCGAAAATATTCTTTTTCAGGTACACCACCAGAATCAGTAATGGATACTTTGATTATTGAAAAGATTGAGCATACACCCGAAGAAGCTACATCACCCACTGTTTACACAGATGCTAGAGACATTCAAGATGCATATGTAACAATTCCTTCTAGAGATAAGAAAGTATTGAATGATGCATACAAAGAAAATTTCGGTAAATTCAATATTGAATTGAAGATGAATGTTGTCTGTCCATCATGTGGAAACAAGGAGGTGAATAATATCGACTTAGTCGATAATTTCTTTCGGGCAATGTACCAATAGCAAATATAGAGAAGAATATGTACAATCTTTAAATGAATTAATATTTTCTTGCATAGAAGCTGGTAAACAATCATATGAAAGTGTGATGTCTATGCCTATTGGAAGATTAAATGAATATTTAAAATGGAAATCTAAACTGGAAGAACAGAAATCAAAAATGATGGAAGAAATGAGAGGTGATTGATAATGGCGAATCCTTTAAATAGATTCCATCTATCTTCGAGTGTAAATTACAGTGTAGATAAAGATATAGATTATATCGCGTTCAAAAGCCCTCTTGGTGATTTTAAGAGAATAGAAGACATTGATGTAGTTATCAATTCTTGGAATAATATTCTTTTAACACCAAGAGGGTCTTACGACCATGATCCAATGTATGGTAGTGGTTTATTCAATTTAATATTTGAACCAGATGATGCAAATACTGAAATATTGATAGCAGAAGAAATAGAAAGAAGCATCGGATATTATGATGATAGAGGAAAAATAAAATTTATAGAAATTGATTTTGAAGATAAAAGTTATGTTGTCAACATCAAAATAGAATATAAAGGTGAAGTCAAACCATTAACATTATATGTAACACGGACGGAATAATATGTCATCACCACAATTATGGGAAAGACAATACCATTATATTCATGAATATCAATATTTAGCTTATGAATATTATGCAAAAGATTCTGTTGCATTTCTTACTACATATTATCACTTAAACAAAGAAGAAACAATTTGGGATAATGAATATGTTATGGGTGGGGCATATGAAGAAATTGGTGAATTAACAGGTATACGGTGGGATAAGATTCTTCTATTACCAGTTTTTTTTATTGATGAAATATCTTCGATTGGTTTTGATGCTTCTGAAATTGGTCAAAATAAAATGACAGAAACATATTGTGTGATACCCTCTGAATATGGATTTATACCATTAGCACATGATATCATACAATTCGAACAAGATTATCTTCAACATTCCCCAAATGCACATCCTGTATACCATGTATCAGGAGTGGAAATTGCTCCAAATACAGATAGAAGATTCTGGAAATTAAAATTAGAAGTTGATCAATCAAGGAAAGTACCTGAAATAGAAAATCAAACTTTAGATACATATATGTTTCTTGATTATGATAAACAAATACATACTATAGAAAACGCTAATATTTTATTGAAATTAATGGAATCAAATAGTAACATAAAGAAAATTATCAAAGAACAATATGATTCAAACTCAGGTTTTTATCTTTTATAAAGGGATTTTTTGTTCATGAATATAACATCATTATCTAAAGAAATATTTTTATCTAGAGATGCAATTCGCAGTCAGATAATTTCTGAAATACAGCATTATATGCTATTAACAGATGTTGATTTAACAAAATCTTCTTTCGTATCATATATAATAAATATATTATCAACATTAACAGCAAACATATTATTTTATCAAATTTCTGTATATAAAGAATATTTTCTGACGAAAGCTCAATTGAACAGTTCTGTTATAAACGGTGCAGCAAGTATCGGCTATTCACCAGACAATGCATCATATGCAAAAATAGATTTACTATTAAAATTCCCCATGCGTTTTATTGATCCGGAAGTTATATTTGAAATTAAAAAACACACAAAATTTGAAGTAGATTCTATAACTTTTATGATTGATTATAAATTAAAATTTATAATAACTACTAATTCGTATGTAGAATGTTATCAATACACTGATGATAACATAATAAATAAGATGACTACTATGACATCTAATTATGATGATGGTACAATAAAAGATTTTTCAGTACAAATACCAGCGAAACAAATCGAAATAAGAACAGAAGAATTTTCTGTAAATGATGATAATCTTCAATATCGTTTTACGGAATATGGTATGCGGTTGCAGGGGCAAGTAGCAGATATTTTTGTAGAAGTAGAAGAAGACGGTACAAAATATATATATAAAAAATTTTCATCTTTATATATGATGACATCAGAAGATTATGGATTTACATTTAGACGATCAAATGATGGTATAACAATATATTTTGGAAATGGATTAATTGGGAAACAACCACAACCAAATAGTGTGATACGAGTTACTGTTTATATTACACAAGGAGTTTATGGTAATGTATCTGCTAGAGTTATAAATACTGTACCAGAAATATATGTAACATCTTCCACTTCTGGTACATTGTCAAGAGTAAACTATACTACATCTAATCCATCTGCTGCTGCTTGGGGTAAAAATGAACCCTCTTTAGAAGAAATAAAATATCTAGCTATTGATAATTTGACTGCATTACATCGTTTAGTATCAGAAAATGATTATAAGAAAGTTGGTTCTGTTTTGTATGATAATCCGATAGCTGAAAACACTTTCCCTGTCTTAAAACGAAGTGACATTAGAACAAATGAAATACAATTGTTTTCTTTGTTATATTACAACAAAGAAATAGTTCCAACTGAAAACATATATTTAACATTCAATTCCGATTCAAATATTTCTATTGAAAAATATCAAACATTTACATTTAATAATATAGAATATATAACTCCATTTAACATAGATATAGATGTTGATATTGAAATAACTAAATATAAATATATAACAAATAGTATTAGATATATGTTAAATATTGTTTCAACATCTGTTTCTATTGAAGAATATTTCTTTGCAGCTAAATATTTATATGTAGAAACAAATAATGATACTGTGACATTGAAAGTTTATTATGAAACAGATCAAATAGATTATAGTTTGGTAACATGTGAAATGGATGTTACTAATACATTAATTAGTTTAAATATGATTAATAATACCGCAGAATCATATTTTGAATTATCATTATCTCCATATTCTAGATTACCTGAAAACAAAGAGACTTATCATTTCACATTCACTCATCCCACACATGGACAATTAAGTGAATATTCTATGCATTTTACATTTAGAAAAAATTTAGAACAAATAATGATATCAAATACAATTGTTGATGGGAATGACGTATCTGTTTATGATATTCCAGTAATTAAGAAATCATATTACGACAATCTAACTGATAAATTAGATTTTGAAACATTTGTTTTACAAAGACTCGTAGACGATAACAATTTTAGAAACACAAGAATGATAACGGATTTTATAAATATAAAATTTGCTAATACTTCATATGATTTAAAAAATATGATATTGAATAAAGAAACTCGTTTACCAATAGATTATATATATTTAGATACATTTCCTCACACACCATTAGTAGGAGAAAGATATATAATAGGAGGAACAGAAATACCTGAATGGGAGGATAGGAGAAATTATATAGCAACTTGTATCAAAGAACAAACTGCAACAGAAAATACCAAATGGTCATATATTAAACCTGAAATGGATGATATATTATATGTGAAAGATACTGATAAAAAATATATTTACACATCTAATATATGGGTTGAACCCATATTTAATATACCATTATTAATCGAAGCAGATGTTAAAATGCAAGATAATTATTCAATAGATAACAATGCTTTTATCAATAATATAAAGACTACTATCATAGAAGAATATACTGATAGAATGACATGTCAATCACATCTAAATCGAAGTGAATTGATATCTACTATACATAATGTAGAAGGTGTAGATCATTGTAGATTACTCCATCCAATTTCAAATATATTTTATAATTTTGATTTAGATGATTTGACTACTGAAGAATTGTTACATTTTACACCAGAATTATTATATTTTACAATCGAAAATATTTCTATTCGTTTAGTACAATAAAGGAAAAATTTAATGAAAAGTCTAATTACAGATGAGTGGGATATAAACAAAGCCAAGTTAAGAAAATTTTTCCATATTGTAACTAGTCAAGAATTAATGAATTTAGCAGAGCCTTGTTATGCACCAAAATTGAGACGTTATGAAGATCATTTATATCATATGATAGGAGTATCAAAAAATGAATTAAAGTCAAGAATCGATCTTTTTTACAAGGGTACTGCTGCTGAAAAATGGTTATTAGAAAATGATAGTATGACAAATCTATTAGTGATAATAATGCATTTTTTCATTAATAAAAGAGATATGGTGGGATTTAGAAGTGCTATGTTATTTTATAATCTACGACAATATTCAAATTTATTCCATAGAAATTTTACGTTTTGCCAAATAGATGTATTTACTTATACATTAGAGAATATAAGTAAAAGTCATATTTATTCAAGAGAAAAAACAGTTGCCAATGCAGTATACCATTTTAGTAATCAAATGATTTCTCGTTGGCAAAATGTTTTAAAATCATTTGATAAGCCGATGCAAATTTCTAAATTCATAAGAGAATGTAGACATCGCCATGCTCAGAGCATTAAAAGTTTTACTATTTCATATTATAAAAATGCAGAAGATGGTAATAAAATAAAACAAACAAAAGAAGAAATTTATAACAAAGAAAGTGGTGAAACATCACAAATAGAAGTTTCTCAAAGAACTCCAAAAAAAGTTATCGAATTAGTTGATAAAATAACTATACATAGATACATAGACATAAA